TAATGGGAGAAGACTTAGAAAAAGCAGGATACCATCCAGCAGATGTAAACGGCGACCACAAGGTAGACGAAGAAGAAAAGAAAATGTATCTTGAGTTTAAAAGGAAAGAGCTTGAAGACTTAGATGCAATGCGTGATGCACAACGTAGCATGACGTGGTTTGCTCTTGGAGGAATGCTTCTTTATCCTGCTACTGTTATGCTCACAGAAATGCTAGGGCTACACCAGGCAGCAGAGATACTAGGTTCTATGGCTTCGGTTTACTTTGTTTCGGTAGCTGGTATTGTAGCTGCATTCTTTGGTGCTCAAGCATGGTCTGGCAAAAAGTAGTACCATTACTATTTTTAACAAGCTGTGTTGCAATGTCACCAAATCTTGAGTTTCATGAGGATTTGGTGACAGGGCAAGAATACTATAGTTTTGAACTAGGAGTATCTTACCCAAAGAAAAAGTTTATGACCCCGGAAGAGTGGATAGAGTATCACCAGTCTCCAGACAGCCAAAAGGAAGCCCTTTATGCTACTTACAAAGAGCGAGAAGAAATTGAAAAACGCTGGGAAAACTTTATTGAAAATTGTCTCCTGGCCGCTACGCTGGATTGTTAGTTTCTTTATAAACGAGTGGGAAGTAACTATTTGGATAGACCCTCAAAAGAAAACTCAGTACCAGTTTAAATGGCTTGATAAATGTGAGCCAAAACACTTAAAAGGAAGACTCACATCTGGAGAGCCTTTTGAGTTAAAAACGCAAGATGCGTTTAATTTCCAGATTAAAAAGGTGAAGTAATGTTAGGAATGATAAAAATGCTTCCAATAGTGCTACTTCTTGCAGGTGCAGGGTATGCGTATCATACTACTGTAGTAAGCCAGAAAGAGGCACAGATCGCAAGACTAGAGGCCAACGCTGTTACTCTAAAAGAAAATGCTGTACGATTAGAGACTGCATTTGAAAAAGAAAAAACAGCACGAGAACAATCAGAGCAAAATCTACAAGTACAGCTAAAAGCAGTAGGTGCGTTATCTGAAAAGAACAACGCTATGCAAGCAGAAATGGATGGGTACTTATCTATTTTTAAACGTCATGATATGACTCGTCTTGCAAGAGCAAAACCTGGAATGATTGAGCCACGTATCAATAATGGTACTAAGAAGGTTTTTCGATCAATAGAGGAAGCAAGTCAGGAGGTAGAAAATGCGGATTCTCAGTAGTGTACTATTACTTACGCTCGGAGGATGCTCGCTGTTACAGCCTCAACCGCTTCCAGCGCCAGAGCCAGTTATTAAAACAGTAACGGAGTATAAAACGTTAGAAATATACCAACCTCCGTTACCAAAAGCAATTGACCTACGAGATGTAGAGTTTTTTGTACTAACAGAAAAGAACTTTGAAGAGCAAGTAGCAAAGCTTGAAAAGATGCAAAGCGGTACTTATGTACTTTTTGGCATTACGCCTCAAGACTATGAAAATATGGCGTATAATCTTCAAGAGTTAAAGCGTTACATTGGTCAGCAGAAAGAAATAATTATTTACTATCGAGAAGCAACACAGAACGAAGTAGATACAGATGCTGATGATTGGCTTGAAAAGAACGAAGAAGTTCTAGAAGATCAACAATCTGAGTAAAGATTATGGCAGTACAAATTAGTAGAGCTGATATTATATCAGACGAATTTTTAAATTTACAATCTGAGACACGCTTTCTTAAGTTAGCCGTAAGTCCCTACCTGGATTTACTTGGCGTTACACCATTACCCTCTCAGGTAGCAATTATAAATGCGATCAATAATCCTAAGTACAGATTTGTCTGTGCAGCAGTTTCAAGACGGCAAGGCAAAACATATATCGCAAACATAATCGGGCAACTTGTTTCATTAGTTCCCGGTTCCAACATCCTAATCATGTCCCCCAATTACTCGCTGTCTCAGATTTCTTTTGACTTACAAAGGAATCTTATTAAGCACTTTGACCTTGAAGTAACAAAGGACAATGCAAAAGACAAAGTCATAGAATTGAGCAACGGCTCAACGGTTCGAATGGGCTCTGTAAACCAAGTTGACTCCTGTGTGGGTCGTAGTTACGATTTAATTATATTTGACGAGGCGGCGTTGGCAGACGGACGTGATGCGTTCAACGTAGCTTTACGTCCTACTTTGGACAAAGATAACTCCAAAGCTATCTTTATCTCAACCCCTCGGGGCAGGAACAACTGGTTTGCGGAGTTTTTTGATAGAGGATTCAATGATGAGTTTCCAGAGTGGTGCTCGATACGGGCTACTTATAAGGATAATCCGCGCATGTCTCAAATGGATATTGACGAGGCTAAAAAATCTATGTCCGAGGCAGAATTTAGGCAAGAGTACGAAGCAGACTTTAACACTTATGAAGGTCAAATTTGGAACTTTAATCACGAAGAGTGTATTACCAATAATGAAGAGCTTGATACTAGTCGTATGGATGTATTTGCTGGTCTCGACGTTGGTTATCGTGACCCAACTGCATTTGTTGTTATAGGGTATGATTGGGACGAAGAAATATACTACGTATTAGATGAGTACCTGGACGCCGAGAAGACCACCGAACAGCACGCCGCTGTAATTCGAGAACTCTCTGACAAGTGGGACATCGACTATATTTACATAGATTCCGCAGCACAGCAAACTCGATTTGACTTCGCACAAAACTACGATATTTCTACTATAAATGCTAAGAAGTCAGTATTAGATGGAATCGCACAAGTAGCAGGCGTTGTTGACAATGATAAAATGATGGTCGATCAAAGATGCGGTGAAGTACTATCTTGTCTTGACCAGTACCAATGGGACCCAAATCCAAATCTTGCAAGAGAAAAACCGAAACATAATCGAGCATCGCATATGGCAGATGCTTTACGATACGCGGTATACTCATTTGAAACAACTCAGAGTGGGTTTTAAAGAGACCTACAAAAAATAGTGTTTGACAATTTATCTTACAAGGGCTATAATTCAAAATGAAAAAGCTAAAAAGAGATCCTGTAAAATATATTCGGGATCGCGCTAAATCAAAATATGAAAAGGGTACAGAGTGCCACATTTGCGGAGCTGATACCGAACTCGATTTTCACCATTTTTACACTCTAGCGCCTCTATTGAGAGAGTGGCTAAAGCAGAAAACAAAAGAGCGACCGGCACATTATACAGACGAATATATTGTAATTTGGCGAGACGAGTTTATAGAAGACAAGTGGGCAGAGCTGTACGAACATACAGTCACACTATGTCACAAACATCATTTGGAACTGCATAGATTGTATGGCAGAAATCCAGCCCTAGTGACTGCAAAGAAACAAATGCGCTGGGTAGAGATTCAAAGAGACAAACATGGCATGGTATGATAGACTAATTGGACGTAAACCGGAGGAGAAGTTAAATCCGGCACAACCCTACTATGACCATAAAGTAGAACCCTCTCGAGAACGAGTAGTAAACTACGAGAGAGCTTACGAAGACCTTGAAATTGTAAATCGAGGCGTAAACATGATTGTTGATGACACTTCAGAAATTCCGATTTCTGTAGGTGGACAAGTTCAAGGAATGTCTAGTGTAGTAAAAGGTATTAAGCGCTCGCGTGTAGAGTTACTGTTAAATAAAGAGCCCAACCCTTTTCAAGATATTAGTACATTCCGTCGTAATTTAATTACTGACTTTTTACTTGACGGAAACATTTTTATTTACTTCGATGGAGTGCATATGTACCATCTGCCTGCAAATAAGATGACAATTCATGCAGACGATACAAAGTACATCGAAAAGTTTACGTTTAACGAGATAATTAACTATAAGCCAAGTGAGATTATTCATATAAAAGACAACTCATTCTATTCTATTTATCGAGGCGTTTCTCGCCTAAAGCCCGCACTACGTACAATGATACTTATGAGAAGTATGCGGGACTTTCAAGATAACTTCTTTAAGAACGGCGCTGTTCCAGGGCTCGTACTAAAATCCCCGAACACACTGTCCGAAAAAATTAAAGAAAGAATGATACAGTCTTGGTCAGCTCGATACAAGCCAGATGCTGGCGGTCGACGACCTCTTATACTTGATGGTGGTATTGAAATTGATAAAGTTTCAAATATTAACTTTAAAGAATTAGACTTTCAGGCAGCAATCGCAGAAAACGAGAAAATTGTACTGAAAGCACTAGGAGTTCCCCCTATTATGTTGGACTCTGGAAATAATGCAAATTTACGTCCTAACATGAGGATGTACTACCTTGAAACAATTCTTCCTATTGTTCGGAAGATGAACTTTGCACTAGAAAGGTACTTCGGGTTTGCATTATCAGAAGATATTACTGATATTCCAGCTCTACAGCCAGAGCTACGAGATCAATCACAGTACTACTCTGCGTTAGTTAATACAGGAATTATTTCCCCTAACGAAGCTAGAGATGCTCTTGGATTTGAATCAGTAGAAGGATATGATGATTTGCGAGTACCTGCTAATATTGCAGGAAGTGCCGCAAACCCAGACGAAGGCGGTAGGCCTGTCGAAGAAGGAGAAGAGTAAAATGGCAGTACGTCAAAAACAAAAAGTTTTAGATATTGCTCACGCACACTTTAAGGAGCATAAGCTACCTTTAGATGTTGACTATAAAACCTATATGGCTAAAGTAGGTTCTGCAGATGCGATTCATGCAATTTCTGTAAAAAGAAGTTTTAAAGCATGGAAATATTTGTTACATGCACTAAAATTGAAGCATCCTGAACTAATGGAAGCTCCTAAGCCAAAACCTGCTCCGAAGCCGAAAGCTGCTCCGAGCAAGCCTGCCAAAGCAGAAGCAAAGAGTGAAGACTAATGGAAAAAATCTTTAACCTTACTTCCACTTTTAAAGCTTTGGACGAAGATGATGGCGGCGTTCACATTTGTGGAATGGCTAGCACAGCAGACTTCGACCGCGCTGGAGATACTATTTCAGCAGAAGCATGGACTAAAGGTGGTCTACATAACTTCGAAAAGAACCCTATTATTCTTTTCAATCACGATTATAACAAGCCTATCGGACGCGCTACAGGACTTAAAGTCACTGAAAACGGTCTTGAACTTAAGGCTAAAATTTCTAAATCTGCGCCCGATCATGTGGCTCAGCTTGTAAAAGAAGGCATTCTTGGAGCTTTTTCTGTTGGTTTCCGAGTCAAGGATGCTGATTACCTAACGGAAACTGACGGATTAAAGATAAAGGATGCTGAGTTGTTTGAAGTATCAGTAGTATCGGTACCTTGTAACCAAGCAGCTACTTTTTCGCTCGCGAAGTCATTTGATTCTATCGAAGAGTATAATGAGTTCAAAAAAACTTTCACTAATAGTGTAGATCTAGCCGGTCAGTCTCTGGCTAAAGATGAAGATTCATTTGAAGCTAGTGATACACCGGATGGAACTGAAAAGTCAGTTCAAAAGGAGATAAACATGTCGGAAGTAAACACTCCCGAAATCGACCTGGAGGCTTTTGCTAAGAAGGTAGCGGATGAGACTGCTGCTAAAATCGCAATTCGTCAGGCCGAGGAAAAAGCCGCTGTTGAAGCAGAAGCTAAGGCAGCACAAGAAGCAGCAGAAGCTGAAGCCGCAAAGCAGGCTGAAGTTGAAACTGTAATTAAGACTGGTATTGAGTCAGGTGCTGAGCGCCTTCTCGCAGATGTCGAAGCTAAGATGTCAGAGAAAGATGCTAAGATTGAGGAAGTAATTGCTCAATACAAAGCAGACCTCGAAGAGAAGAATGCAGAAATCACTGCTATGCGTGATTCAAAGCGCGTCTTCGCTGATCGTAATGGTTCTGGTGACCTTTCAAAGTGGGGCAAAGACTTCATGTATGGCCACCTTCTAGGCGTAATGACTGGAAAAGGTTGGGAAACTAACTATTCTAAGAGCTTGATGGAGAAGGCAGGTCTCAACTACGCAGCTAATGCTGGTGATATTGCTCAAGAAGTTTCTACTCAAATTGAGAAGGAAATCATGCTCGAGCTTAAGTTGGCACAAGCGTTCCGTGAGATCACAATTAACTCACAGACTCAAGTACTGCCAATCCAGACAGACGCAGGTCCTGCAGCTTGGGGTTCAAACACTGATACCGCAGGTAACTTGGAGAACCGTCCTCAAGTCACTAACGTTCAGTACAATGCTAAGCAAGTAATCCTGAAAGCAACTCGATTAATCTCGACTACTTTCATGGACAACAACATTGACGAAGAAGTTCTTGTTAACTTGATGCCAATGCTTGTTGAGTCAGTTGCACGTGCACACGCTCGCGCAGTAGACGGAGCTCTTCTTACTGGTACTTCTGGTGGTGCTGAAGGCTTTGACGGTTTAGAGGCTCTCGCAGGCTCAAACGCGTTCACAACTTCTGTAGCAGCCGCTGGTACTGGTGTTGTAGATGCAGCAGACTTCCTCGGAGCACGTAAGCTCATGGGTAAGTATGGCATGATGCCAGAAGATCTGATCTATGTTGTATCACAGAAGCGTTACTACGATCTGATTGCTGATGCAGGCTTTGCCGACATCACAGACGTAGGCTCTGATATGGCAACTAAGATTACAGGTTCTGTAGGTTCAATCTTTGGAACTCCAGTAGTTGTATCTGATCAGCTCGAAGCAGAAGGCGCAAGCGCATCTGTAGGCTACGCTGTAAACGTTCGTAACCACGTAGTTCCACGTCTCCGCGGTGTATCCGTAGAGCAAGACTACGAAGTACTTAACCAGCGTCGAGTAATCGTTGCTAGCCAGTCTCTTGGCTTCAACCAGCTCGTTGCTAATAACGGTACTACTGACGTATCTGTTGTTAAGTTGGTCCAAGCGTCCTCTTAATAGCTAGATAAATAAACTGGGGAGGGTTTCCTCCCCAAGTTTTTACTAATTGATTTATTATGGCAGATTTAATTACTCTTGCAGAATACAAAGAAGCAGAAGGCATTGCAAGCCCTAAAGAAGACTTGCGTCTTGCTACTTTAGTACCTTCAGTGAGTCAATTAGTAAAGACTTATTGTGGTAATTCTATTGTTGATTACTACTCTACAAATAAAGTAGAAGAATTTAATATTGACTGGTACACTCATATTGTACAGCTGACAGAAAGTCCTGTAAATACGATTGTTTCGGTAGAAAAAAGAGACTCCGTAACGGAAAGTTACACCACCGTGCCAACTACAGACTATTATCTTGACAAGAAGACGGATAGTGTACTTTACGTTACGGGGTCAACCTATAAAAACTGGCCTCGCGGAGCGGCGTCAGTAAAAGTTACGTACACGGCGGGCTATGAAGCCTGCCCTCTGGATTTAAAACTAGCAATAGTTGATTTAATTACATATTACTTGAAGGATGAGCATAAGGAACGTCGAACTCTTGGCGGAGCGAGTATTCAGAATCAAAGTACATCAAGTGTACGAGATAGCGTTGCGTTCCCAGACCATATTAAGCGAGTGCTTGATATGTATAAGAATTTTTAATGGCAGTTAAGGATACAGAAAAGTTTCTAAAAAATATGCGCGAATTTATGGAG